TGTAGAAAACATAGAACAACTTATTAAACCATTTCTTCTTAGAGATATTTCTTTTAATATTGATAATAAGACAGTTAAAACCGGTAAACTTATCCTGTTCTCTGTTAAAGACTTCTTTTGCGTCTTCACTCTTACTACACCAGACCGTGGTAATAAACGCTATATCTACGAAATACCGTATCCCTTTACAACAAATATTACAGTCAGTAGCTTAGAGTTTGATTATACGCTTGAAAGCTTTTGTCTCGGTAATGAAAATATCGCTCAAGCTTCTAAAAAGATAACACTGAATCGACCTTCAAAGTTGTTTAATAAAAAGATGGTTGTAATAGCTAATTAAGCAGCTATAATCAAGGTGTGCTGAATACATATACTGATAATTTTCCTATAGGATTTACACCATCTTCAGGTCAAGTTAAGCTTTTAAACGATATTGAAAAGGCTTTTAAGTCGAATAAGAAGATTGTCGTATGCTGTGCTCCTACAGGATCCGGAAAATCATTTATAGCAAAAACTCTTGCTAATTTAAGTAATAAGCCTTCAGATGAATTTGTAAGACTCATTGAGAGTTATGACGCATACAAGAAAGAATTTGATGGTGGTTATTCGTATGGGTATGAATGTACACAAGAACCAGCATTTGGTACGTTTGCTCTTACAATAACGAAGACATTACAAGATCAATATTATAATCTCTTTAATGATACATCTATTCTTAAGGGTAAAACCAATTATAGATGTGATATTGATGATAATTTTGATACAGAATTAGCACCCTGTACCTTTGCTCCTAAGCTTAAAGATCAATGCTGGTCAGTTAATCGCTGCCATTACTATAATGCAAGAAACCAAGCTTTACTTGCACCATTTGCTGCCTTAAACTATAAAATGTTCCTATCCTTACCTGATCATGTAAAGCGTAAAAACTTTATAGTATGTGATGAGGCTTCAGAACTCGAAGATGAGCTTATTAGACAATTTTCAGCTGAAGTTGTTTATGAGAAACTCGATAATTACAATATTAAACACACAACGCTAGTTACTGATAACCAGCAACGTGCCCTTAATTGGGTAACGGATTTAATTATTACGCTAAATGAAGAGATAGAGATTCTATCTGCTAAGGCTACGAATAAAAGCAAACCCGTAGCGCTATCAAACAGTGAGCAAATCAAATATGGTTATTTGAAAAATCTTCATCGCTCATTAACATCATTAGTATCGTTATGGGATAAAGGTGAATATGTTGTAGAGATTGATTCAAAACATGTATTAATTACACCACTAAGAGCTGACTTCTTAACAGATAGTATTTTTAAGTTTGCAGATAAGATAGTATTACTTTCGGCGACTATTATTGATCATAAAAACTTTGCAAAATCTTTAGGTATTAAGGATTATGAATATATTGAGATTGGCAGTAGTTTTGATGCTAAAAAATCACCAATTTATGTATCGACTACACATAAACCGAATTATAAAAATTTAAAGAATGTGTTACCTGGAATTTGTGAACAAATAAAACAAATACTCGAACATCATAAGAACGACAAAGGAATTATTCATACACATTCTTTTGAAATTACCGAATTTGTACGTAATAGAGTAAATAGCAGTAGACTTCTCTTTAGAGATACAAACACTACCAATGAAGATATTCTTAAGCAACATATGGAAACTAAGGATCCTACCGTTCTTGTATCACCTTCTATGGTATATGGTATAGATCTTAAAGATGATTTAGCGCGCTTTCAGATAATAGTAAAACTACCGTTTTTGCCTCTTGGATCTAAGCGTATTAAGCATCTATTCGATATAGATAAAGAGTGGTATGAGAATAAAATGTTAAACGCTGTTGTTCAAGCTGCAGGTAGATCTACCAGGAGTAAGGACGATGATGGAAACTTCTTTAATGTAGTAACCAGATCAAAGAACAAGCTACCAAAACACTTTATAGAGCGCATTCATTAATTCTGTTATATTATCTTGAAATAAAAGATAAATATATGTATGGCGTATATTTATCAAATAACATGTACTGTTACAAATAAACATTATATTGGTAAAACTAAAACAAGCTTAGCAAAAAGAATAGAACGACATCTCTATGATTGTAAAAGATCTACAAGAAAAACAAAATCCCTTCTTTATGACGCTATTCTAAAATACGGTTGGCATAGCTTTACATATAGGATATTAGAAAAGGTAAATAATAAAATAGTCGATCAAAAAGAGCGAGAGTATATTAAGCAATACGGTAATTATAATATTGCTGAAGGCGGTTCAGGTGGTAATACAGGTGTTAAAAGAGGTAAAAAATATATTGCTCCAGAAATACAAAATAAAATAATTAGCGATTATTTAAAATTTAATAGTATTAAGGATATTGCAATCAAATACAATATTTGTATGGAGAGGGTAAGACACACTCTTGTTATACACAATATATTAATAAGAAAACACCAAGCTACACCCATTAGCAGAAGCAAAATGCGGATAGCAAGAACGGGTGTATCTCGATCTACAGAATTCTGCAAAAAAATGAGCGTTATACGTAAAAAAGCATCGAAAGGAATATGTAACAATTCGTGGAAAGGGTTTTGGTGTACACCATGTGGTATGTATGAAACACTAAGTGAAGCCGCTGCTAATAACAACATATCAAAACCCACCTTAAGTAGGTTATGCAAGAACTCACACGTAACATTAAATAATCATATGATAAAACTAAATCCAGTATTACAACAACTGGGCGCAACATCATTAACTATACCTGCAGATTTAGGATTTAATTTTATTCATAAAGGAGGACCATCCTATTAAAAATCAAGCTTATCACTTTGAGATTAAGGATTTAATAACTCAATTCGTAGCTGCTTTTGATGATATCATTATTAAAAGATACGATAAAAACCGTAACGCTGTAAATAAGGTACAGGTTCGTTATGTATATTCTCCAAAACAGAGAGTTATATATGATATTGTAAATTTAGCTCAGAATATCACTGTTCCAGTTGTATCTGTACACATTACATCAGTAACACGTGATTTAAATCGTGTCTTTAATAAGCTCGACGGCTATTACTATTCAAAAGGTATAAGCGATTCTACAGGACTTTCAACAACAACACATTATAATTCACCTGTTCCTGTTAATATTACAGTTGCTATGTCAATATTAACAAAGTTTCAGAGCGATATGGATCAAATTATATCGAACTTTGTACCCTACAATAATCCATATATTATTTTATCCTGGAAGGTCCCTGAAGATCTAGTTAATGGTGGATTTGCTATACCTCAGGAAATTCGAAGCGAGGTCCTTTGGGATGGCACGATTAACCTTACGTATCCTACCGATATTAATGCATCTGAAAAATATAAGGTAACAGGAGATACAACTTTTACTATCAAAGGCTGGTTATTCCCTGCAGCACAAGATGATGTTGGAAATATCTTCTATATTAATAATAACTTCCATAATGTTGCTCTTGTTACTTCCGTTGCTGAACTTACAGCACAAAACAATTACGTACCTGCATTATCATCTGGATTAATAAATCAAAATGAAACTGTATCCATCTCTGCTAACCCACAGATATCTAATGCGTTCTATACACAACAGGGAGCTAACGTGCCTGCCTATATTCAGTTATTCTAATTAAATATAAAATATGGCAGCATCTACGGCACAGCTTATAACCTTTAACTCAATTACAGTATTGGGTGTTAATGCTACTAATGCTGTAGATCGTACACAGCCGTTAAGTTTTCTTCAGTGGCTACCATACAACAAAGCCACATATACAACACCAGAGGGATCGCTTTCGCTCTACCAGCAATACCTTACTAATTGGTATACAGTAAAGGGCTCCTCACAGGAAGAGCTCTCAAATGCCGTACAATATTTGTATGTTAATTTAATTAACGAAATTATAATTAACTACGCTACTGTTGATGAACAGCGTTATCTAAGCAATCTAGATTTTACAAATTCAAGAGATCTCGCAATCGCTGTACCATTCTTTTCAAAGAAGATTAAAGATGTTTGTTTATACTATACAACATTACGTGAAACAGCACAGACAGCTACAACACAATATAATTTAAAAGGCTCAAATATCGGTATTAAAACGCTATTGTATAATACAATATCAAATGCCCTTCAATCACAGGATTTAACTACAACCATTACAACACTCAATCTATCTGTTTCTTCTATTAGAAACAATATGGTGTTAGATATTGAAGACATTTACGATCTAACACCTGATTATTTTGATGTTAACCCCACACTGCCTGCATCTGCATATGATGCGTATGGTGATTTGCGTAGCAAATATTTTAAAGCAAATCAAGTACCTGTTGACCCGTTCTTAACGTTAGACTTTAATCAAAGTATTGTTAATGCAATCCGTCAGTACCCAATATTTACTTCACAACTTGGCAATCAATTAGCAATTAATCCTGCTGTACAACCCTCACAGCTCAATCTCTTAAAGGACAGTGAGTTCATTAATGCAGTCAATACTAACAACGTAAAAGATTTAAATCTTAATACACAAATTATTGAACAACAAAAGTATATTGGTGCTGATTTTTATTATGTAATAACTGATTCAACACTTACTACATATACATCCGGTCAGTTGTTTGCAGCTGATAGTGAGTTTGCAAATGTTCTTAATAAGCGCTTCCCAACTATTGCCGCTATACCGAGTCAAGAATTCTTAGAAACAGGTAAAGAGATGGGATTGTTCTTTAAGCCCGATAAAATTGGTTTACTACACTTTACCAATTTTAATTTTGCCGCTTCTATTAATTTGGCTAACTTAACGCCAAACACTGTATATTACTTTCCTGATCCTACAAAATATGGTAATGTTACAAGTAATACAAAACAAAATTTTGTAACACCACTTACGTTTTTTGAAAAGAATTATTTTAACAAGGTTGATTTTTCAAACCAGTATCGCTTTGGTGATGTAGATACAAAACCTTATTATCAGTTATTTAGAAGTTATCAATCACGTGAACAGACATTAGATTACTCAAATGCTGGTATCTCAAGATATACTGATTATCAAGATTTCTTTACAGGCGGGTTAGACAGTATATGGAATAATATTGATGTATATCCATTAACACCTATAAGTGAATATCCTCTAGCACAACGTACACAAGAGCTACTTACTGTAGATTCAACTCTATTTGATTTTAAGACTGATATATACGGTAATCAATACGGTCTTTATAAGCCTACAAATACAATTAAAGCTCCGCTTTCAAGTCCAGAGATACCAACACCATCTATTACTGATCTTGTATTAGATAATAGCACCTTTAATAGTACTCTTACAACAAACCCTATTAATTGCGGTTATCTTAATCCGCTAAGTGGATCACCAGCTACAATTAGAATTCAATCATACGGCTTTAATTTTGAAGCATTTACTCCTGATTATGTAAGTTCTGCGTTTATTATTACCGTAGCTGACGGTGAAACATTTGTTAGCGCAAATAATACAACATGGATTGACTCAGAAAGCGACTTTACTAGTTATAATCCAAATCTATACGGTCTATATTATGGGACTTTATTGGAAGGCGGTCTTACTAATACTGGTCAACCGGCGTATAGTGGTTCGTTAGTTAGTTATATATCTGCAGGTGTACCAACTGTGAGTGGAACAAGCTTGAGCGCTACTTTTGCTTACTCTACATCCGGAGTTACAGTATATGATGGTTATTGGTTCCTTGTAGATTACTATGACAGTAATAATACATTAATAACTAACTATGACCCGCTAACACCACCACAGTATATCTACGATTATACTGAACAAAATAATTTCATACCAGTTAGATTACCTGGTTTAAGTTCTACTATTGATTTTTCATTAACAGGCGAGAATATAGATCTTTCCTTATACCAGTCCCGTAATCTTGTTAACGGTAATCTATATTGCCGTACACCTGACAGCTCGTTAATTGCTCCATTCTCTGCTGCTTTAAGTTCTGTATATACAAAATATACAACAATAAGCGCTTACGATACTACAACAGGTACTATTAACACTATTGGTAATGAAATTAATAATGAGTGCATTAATTTTGATGTATATTACGATGTAATACAAATTGAGACTTCAAATCATCTTATCTTTGATAAGATAAGATTTAATTATATTAATAACTCAGTTCCCGGTTCAGTTACATACAGCTATCTATATCGTGGATATTCACCAAATCTTGAAAAATTCTCTAATGCATGGTTTGATGAAACTAATAAACAGATAATTGTCTGTCAGACAAAACTCTATACGTCTATAGTTAATGGTGTAGATCCATTAAGTGCCACAAACCTTAAGACAATATATCCAAAAATATATGTTGTCAATTTAAATTCACCAAACTTCTTACAACTCTATCCATATACAGCCGATGCAAATCTACCGTTGAGTGCTGTTACACAATACTCACTCTCAAGTACAAATATTGGTGAAAATCTTAATATTATTGAAGTTGAAAAACCAATATTAACATTTAATAATCTTACAAATATATACGACTTGACTTACCTCTGTAAGGACGCTGCTAATGCATTCTACACGATTAATACAAAGTTTAGGTATATTAACGGTGTTTTAACTGTTCTCTCAACAACATTCTATAAGCCTACAAGTGATACATTACACCAAAACTTCGGTACATATGGGCTAAGTTCTACTATTGTATTACCAAATCTTGGTCAATATAGTATTCTTGGCAATACATTTGGTTATATTGATACAGATGACTCAACATTTACCTTTACATCTGAAGTATTAACAAGCTTCTTGTTAGCGCAATCCGGTATTAACTTCACAGCATATCTTACACAGCAGGACGATATTTCTTACATTGCATTATAGTATAAAATCGCGTTTTTTGCTATAAATAACTAAGATATGTCTCTACCAGCGGTAAGTTCTTATAATGTAAATGTAGTTTCTAACTATCAAACAGCAGAATACGGTAAGTTTATTCAGCTTACCGATAATACATCATTTCCTGCTGTTTCAGTAACTAGAGTTGAACACCCAGATACAACTCAAGCTTTTCCACAGAGCTTACAATCACAGTCATTAACAACAGTTGATATTTACCCGAAATATGCAACACTCAATTACGTTGTAAATGCAGCTGATTTTCCAGTACCAACATTAAGTGCAGGTACAGTAAACATTAGTACGTCTGCACTTAACGCTATAGCCCAGGATATTGATAATCAGATTATTAATGTTATTAATCCTGCTGTTGTCGCGACGGAATGGAATACTTTTGATACATTAACTGCTGTTATTGCGTTTAATAATAACTATCTTGCTACAGTTTTTGCATTAAGTGCCACGATTAAGAATCCGATCGCTATTTCCAATACTGTAGCTATTAGTTCATCATCAGTCATACCGGTATCTGGTAATGTCAATATACTTAATCCTGTTACTACGTTAAGTGCTACCGTCTTAAACCCTGTTTCATCTTTTAATATAGCTAGTACTAGCGGTATTTTACCAATATCCGGCTTTATTACAAATACGATTGCAATTAGTACAACACAAACTTTACCGGTATCTGTTATAAACTCTCAGATTGAAGTATCTAACGACATTGGTAACCCTGTACCAATTAATACGACACAAACCCTACCGGTCTCCGGTACTGTAACTGTAACAAATACAGTTACCTCAACTGTCGTAAATACAGTATCATCACAGATTGTCAATACTAGTGCTTTACCTGTTTTAACAAAATACGCAGATACCCTCCAAGTTGACCCACTCGGTAGAG